TAGCTGACAGGGAGAATCAGGCTTACGCTCACCCAGAGTACCAAGCCTTGTTAAAAGGCCTTCAGGCGGCTGTAGAGGCTGCTGAGGAGCTTAGATGGCAGTTGATAGCGGCACAGGCTCGGATCGACGTATGGCGGTCTCAGGAGGCTTCTAATCGGACTATGGATAGGGTGACACAATGACTAGAGATGACATCAACAAGTTGATACAGGAACACGGCTTGTTTCACGGCGCGATGGCGTTAGGGGTAGTGATGGATGCTGGACATTTGGAACACTTTGCCAACCTAGTCGCAGCAATAGAGCGTGAGGAATGTGCCAAGGTCGTTGAGCAAGCTGGCATAGATGGATACGGGACTTTAGCTGCTGCTGTATTGGTGAGAGAAAGGGGTAAGCCATGACTGACCTACAATATAACGTACCAGACGATAGCAATTTGGCACAATGTGAATATTGTGGCTGGGTAGTAGACTGGGATGAGGTTCCGAGGGCTAGGGACTTATCAGGCGAGATTGTTACCTGCTGCGAGGAATGTAACGAGGGCGAGTCGTTTGTAAATTATCCGTCTAAGAGGTTCAATGTACAGAAGCAAGAAGTTACTTGAGAGAGCTAGACACCTACCTTGTCAGCATTGCGGCAAGGAGGACGGAACGGTAGTAGCAGCCCACTCGAATCAGTTGCGAGATGGGAAAGGAAAGGGTATAAAGGCTAGTGATTTTAGGATTGCTAGCCTTTGTTTTTTATGCCATTTCGAGCTAGATCAGGGCAAGAATCTTTCCAAGCAGGAACGTGTAGAGATGTGGGAAGAAGCTCATCGAAAGACCATAGGCTTACTTTTTGAACGTGGTTATCTGGAGGTCGTATGAAGAAGACGAAATCTGAAAAGAAGATGAGCAAGGTTTACAACGAATTTAAGGAAGGAACCTTACATTCAGGTAAGGGTGGCCCTGTCGTTAAGTCTAAGAAACAAGCAGTTGCAATTATGCTATCCGAAGGTGGCAAAGCAAAAAAGGCTAAGAAATGAAGGCCGGACTCTACAGTAATATCCACCGAAAACGTGAACGTATCGCTGAGGGTTCTGGCGAGAAAATGCGTAAACCGGGTTCTAAAGGTGCGCCAACTGCTAAGGCGTTTAAGGAATCAGCTAAGACAGCCAAGCCGAGGAAAAAATGAAGAACGGTCAAAAGAAATCTGACAAAGAGTTGCTAAAAGAGTATCTCGACGAAGAAAAAGAAAAGAAAAAGAACGGTGTTAATGAAATAGAAATCGAGATCAAGATTCCTATGGGTAAGAAAAAACGAGGGAAAGGCAATGGCGATTAAGCGAGGCAAAGAGGAGTTTGCTGGTTACAACAAGCCGAAGCGGACTCCTAGTCATCCTACAAAAAGCCATGCAGTTTTAGCGAAGTCTGGTGACGAGGTGAAGCTCATTAGATTCGGTCAACAGGGCGTTTCAGGGTCTCCGGCTAAGGAAGGTGAGTCGGCGGCAGATAAAGCCCGTAGAGCCTCATTTAAGGCTCGTCATGCGTCCAATATTTCTAAAGGCAAGATGTCAGCCGCTTATTGGGCAGATAAGGTTAAGTGGTGAGCCATCAGAGCCAGCTAGACTTTGTTGCTAGCGTCAAAAAACAATTCCCACAGTATTTCTTTGAGTCCAAGGTCTTAGAGGTCGGAAGTCTGGACATTAATGGTTCCATCCGTCAATTCTTTGTGGCTTGCGACTATACCGGGGTTGATCTGGGTGAAGGCCGAGGAGTTGATGTGGTGGCTAAGGGTGAGGAGCTTGACTACCCTGATGATAGTTTTGACGTTGTGGCTAGCTGCGAGTGTTTTGAGCATAACCCTGAATGGGTAAAGACCTTTAATAACATGGTCAGGATGGCTTCAGGACTGGTTTTCTTTAGCTGTGCTACTACGGGCAGGGCTGAACATGGAACGAGGCGTACAAGCCCGGACGATGCGCCATTTTGCGGGGATTATTACCGGAACCTAACGGAGCAGGACTTTAGGGAAAACTGCGATCTGAGTAAGTTTGAAGTATATGAATTTATAACTAATTATAACCCCGCAGACTTATACTTTTGGGCGATATGCAAGCAATCGTAATCTGTACGGTGAACAATGTCGGCATAACGGTGCTGCTGGAGTCTATTCGCGTTTATGGTAACAAGTTGCCCGTATACCTTTGTTCTAATAATTTGGGACTCTGGGCTAGAGCAAGAGAGATCACAGAAAACCTTATCTACCGACCCAATCCTGCTACCAATTTCGGAGATGCTTATAACGCAGCCGTTGACTACGCCTTTGAACATGGCAAGTTTGACTCATTAATTTTAGCTAACGATGATGTGGTTCTTAATCCAGATACGCTATCGTTAATGCGGGAAGATGCGGGAATTCTGGAGTCTCGTGGCGTGAAATACGGATTCTTAGGTGCTAGGTCGGACTATGTGTTGCCGGATCAGAACATCAGGTTTCCGGTAGACGGGGATAGAAGGGCAGGGTTGAAGTGGGAGAGTGAGCATCAGATCAAGCTGACTCCGGTCATTGCGCCTATTTTCGCGTCGATAAGCCGGGAAGCATGGGAAGTCGCTAAGTTTCCAAGTACTAATTGGTATTCAGATAATATAATATGCCATGACTTGAACGTGGCGGGTTATCAGCATTTCGTCAGCAGGGCTTATGTGCATCATGCAGGAAGCCAGACGGTAGGTGTTGATTTCAAGAAATGTCACGAAGAACCGAGGGCGTGGATACTAGAGAATCGCGCCGATATGTACGAGGCTATCTATGGCTGAGTTTCGCAAATTGCCTACACAGGCAGAGCTACAGCAAATGCTCTTTATGGAGTCGATGCGGGTAAAGACTCCGCAGGAGATTGCTCAGGAGAATCTAGCCAAGGGAACGACGATTAAGCCGATCCCTGAGAACGTCTTTCAGAAGATGGCTGGTGGTGCTAGAACGGCTGGAGAGTTCGTTAATCGTGCTGGAACAGCGGCAGACGTAGCGAAACTATTTCCCGGCTACACAGGTCAGAGTACCGTAAATATCCCGACTAGCTTTAACTTTGCGCCTAAGCAAGCTCCCACGGGTGAGATTATCCCCGGTGGATTGCAGACTCAGCCTGTCCAAGTAAACCAGTTGCTCAAGGCGATCAAACCTGCTGATGTATTGGGCATTTCAGGGGCAGAGAGGGCTTATACGGATGTTGGTCTAGGCAAGGCTCCACAGCCGCTAGATGTGCTGGATGTAGCTGGACTCGGTGCGATTGGATACGGTGCAGGAAAGACTGCTCTAAAGGCTACGAAGGGTGTTCCGGTAGGCTTGAGTATTCAGGAGACTAAGGGATTACTGGAAACGGCTCCTAAGTCGGACATTGGCTTTTATAGTGCTGTGGAACAAGCGGCACTAGCGACCCCAAGGAAGTCAGGAACAGGTCAGGCTTTCCTAAATGACATTTCTAAAGGTCAGGATGTTAGGGCTGATGAGATTAAATGGATGGGTCTGGATGATTTCTTGAAGGGTAAGCAGAATGTTACTCGTCAGGAGGTTCAGGACTACATTGCCAATAATCGCGTAGATGTTCAGGAAGTAAAGTCAAAGATACCAAGGCTTCCGGGTGAGAAGATGCCGGGGGATGAAGGTGCATTCTTGCCGAAGTTCGGTCAGTACACATTGCCGGGGGGTGAGAATTACCGTGAGTTGCTGCTGACAATGCCGCAAAAAACAGCACCATTTGACCCGTCGAAAGTGCAAATCTATAGAAATAGAACTTCCCAAACACAAGGCACTTACACTATTAAATATGGTGATAACGTGGCAGGGCCATTTGTTGATGAAATAAATGTGGCAGATGACTATGCAGGGATGTCTGACGATGCGATTAGGGGAGTTGCCAAATTACTATATAACCAAGGAAATGAATTATCTGGCATTAAGCCAATGTCAGGGGGATATAAATCTCCGCATTTTTCGGAGCCAAATATCCTAGCCCATCTACGAGTCAATGACAGAGTAGACGCTGACGGTAAGAAAATGTTGCTAATTGAAGAAGTGCAGAGCGACTGGCATCAGGCTGGTAGGGATAAGGGGTATAAGGCTTTGCCAGAGGGTGCAAAAATTGTAGATGAAGATGGCTGGTTCGAGGTGCGAACAAAAGAAGGTAAGTTTTTAGGAAACGGTGGGAACACGGCTGAAGAAGCGAAAGCTAGTGCTATTGATTTCCTTTCAGGGGATCGTGTACCAGATGCTCCATTTAAGGATACTTGGTATCAACTAGCCCTAAAGAGAGCAATCCAACACGCAGCAGAGAACGGCTATGATCGTATCGGATTGACAACAGGTGCAAGACAGGCAGAGCGTTTTGATCTGAGTAAGCAGGTTAATAAAATCGATGTTGAGGCTGTTGATGAAGTCCCAAATCTTTACTTTGTTGATGTTGATGTTGTTGGCGGTCAACGAATGAATCTGGAAGTTGAGAATGGGATTGTTAGAAACGACGAGTTTCAAGGTAAGCCGCTACGAGATGTTGTCGGAAAAGAAATAGCTGACAAAATATTAGGTGTTGAACGAGGCAATATGCAAAGATTCGAGGGCGATGATTTGCGTATCGGCGGCGAGGGAATGAAGAAGTATTACGACGAGATATACCCGAAGTTCTTAGATAAGTACGGTAAGAAGTGGGGAGCTAGGGTAGGTGAGACTAAAGTTAATGCTGATGGTATGCAGGAGCCAATCCGATACATAGACATAACACCAGAGATGAAGGCAGGAGTTTCTAAAGGACAGCCGCTATTTATGGCAGCACCAATAGGAGCAGGATTACTAGGCAGCGAGAGCATGACACCTGAGAGGTAATGCAAAAATGGAAACAGATAAGGTTAAAGAAACTCCTAAAATCGGTGAAGGCCTAGCAGGGCCGGGAAGACCAGCAGGAGTACCTAATAAGAGTACTACGGTAGTGCGTAATGCTATTGCTACTTTGCTAGAGAAGAACGTGCCTTACATGGACAGATGGCTCCAGAGGGTAGCTGAGGGCGATGAGGTGCTAGGATTAAAGCCTGATCCAGCCAAGGCACTAGACCTAATGCAGAAGCTATCTGAGTACCATATACCTAAGCTGGCTAGGACAGAGGTAACGGGTAAAGATGGGGAAGCCCAAGAACACATAGTGAGATGGGGAGGACGGAAATGAGCTATAAGCCAGTAAATTGCCCGATGTGCAGCGCGTTCCTAGTGAACAACAAGTGCCTGAACTGCGGATACGTTAAGTGACTGAGATAGCAGCCAGATTCGAGTCTAAAGTCGAGCGTGTTCCGTTCATGCCTTGTTGGATATGGACAGGGGCGGCAAACGAGCATGGCTATGGCGTAATAGGCCGTGGAAGGCGTGGCGAGGGTAATGAGAAAGCCCACCGACTTGCGTATCGGCTGTACAAGGGAGAAATCCCAGATGGCAAGATAGTCCTGCATAAGTGCGGTAATCCATTTTGTGTCAATCCAAGCCACCTAGAAGCAGGAACCTACAAAGAAAACTCGGCTGATATGCTGCGTATGGGTAGGCATTTCATCCCAGATAATTCGGGCGAAAATGCTAGGTGGGCGAAGCTAAACGAGGAACAGGCACGAGAAATCCAAGCGGCTAAAGGCGGTAAAAAGGGGACTGGGACAGCATTAGCTAGGAAGTTTGGCGTTCACAAGTCAACGATTTATCAGATATGGGCAGGGGCAAATTGGAAGAAATCCTGATTCCGTACGATCCTAGACCGCACCAGCACGAGCTACATGATGCGCTAGACAATCAGCGGTTTGTTGTTGCCGTTATGCACCGTCGTGCTGGCAAAACAGTAGCCGCAATCAATCACCTTATCAAAGCCGCGATAGAGTGCGACAAGCCTAACCCACGGTTTGCCTACATAGCACCTACCTACAGCCAAGCCAAGAGAGTCGCTTGGGATTACCTACTAGAGTACACAAGGCCGCTTAATGCAACTGCCAACATTGCTGAGTTACGTGTTGATTTTTGGGGGCGTAGGGTTAGTCTTTACGGGTCTGACAATCCTGATAGCTTGCGCGGTCAGTACTTTGATGGCGTGGTTATCGACGAGGTGGGCGATCAGAATCCACGTATTTGGAACGAAATCCTCAGACCTGCTCTTGCCGACCGTCTTGGGTGGGCTTGCTTCATTGGCACTCCTAAAGGTGCTAACCATTTCGCTGAATTAGCCGATAGAGCTAAGTCTGAGGAAGGCTGGAAGTACCTAGAGTACAAGGCTAGTCAGACCAAGATACTGCCTGAGTCCGAGCTAAAGGCTGCCTATCGAGAGATGGGTGAGGACAAGTACAACCAAGAGTTCGAGTGTTCCTTTAACGCAGCAGTCGAGGGTAGTTACTATGGGAAACTTATTAACGACCTTGAGAGGGATGGTCACATTAGTGATTTTCCTCGTGATGATCTCTGCCGTGGCTTTGTTAGTTGGGATCTTGGAATTAGCGACTCGATGGCTTTATTCGTTGCACAATTGGCTGGAAAAGAGGTTCGACTACTTGATTGCGTTGAAAACCATGGACAAGGACTAGATTGGTACGTTCGTTGGCTAAAAGACAATGATTACGCAGGGTTCAGTCAAATCTTGCCCCATGACGTACAGGTTCGGGAGCTAGGCACAGGCAAGAGCCGTAGAGAGGTCTTAGAGGAAGCTGGGCTAACGATTACGATTGCGCCTAGATTGTCTGTGGCTGACGGTATTCAGGCTGTAAGGAGACTATTGCCTAGATGCTGGTTCCACCCAAGGACTAAGCCGGGGCTAGATGCCTTACGGAACTATCGTAGGGAACATGATGAGAGACGGCAGATATTCTATGAAAAGCCGCTACATGACTGGTCTAGCCATTTCTCAGACGCTTTCAGATACCTAGCGATAGGTCTTGACGAGGGCGATAGTTCATGGCAGACATCGTTGCCAATTTCAACGAAATGGATTGTATAATAAGCAAAACCCATAAGGATTTGCTATGAAGATGGATGAGGGTCAAATCAAGGGAATTATCGAGAATGAGATCGATAACTCCATCGGTTACATCGATACCGAAACTACGGATCAGCGATCCAAAGCCCTAGAGTATTACCTACGTTATCCGTATGGTAACGAGGTAGAAGGCCGTAGCCAGATTGTAACTGGTGAGGTAGCCGAGGCTATCGACGGTGCATTGCCACAACTTATCCGGGTCTTTACGACTACTGAGGATATTGTCTCCTTTGAGCCTCAGACTCCAGAAGATGAGGAGTCATCCAAACAGGCCACAGACTACTGTAACTGGGTGTTCTACCGTGAGAACGACGGTCTAATCATCCTGCACAACTGGTTCAAAGACGCGCTGATGATGAAGGTTGGCGTAGTCAAGGCGTACTGGGAAGCCCAAGAGGACGTTAATAAAGAGTCCTACAAGAATCTGACTGAAGACGAACTAGCCATGCTGCTGTCTGATCCTGCCATTGAGGTAGTGAGCCAGAAGGTAGAGATGGTTGACGGTGGTATGGATATGATGGGTATGCCTATCCAGATTCCTTACTACAGCGTCAAGGTCAAGAAGGTTAAGAAATACGGCTGCGTCAAGATTGAGAACGTACCGCCAGAAGAATTCC